CTCCCTGTCCAGATGCCACTCAATGTGATCATCCAATCGGCCATCAATCTTATCAACCTTGTGATCAATGCGATGCAACAGTGAACTGTTGCGAGCATGATCCTTATTGTTTTCCCGCCGTGTCTTTTCAATCAACGTAGCAATGATACCACTCGGAGCCAACACAGCCAACACGATCTGCAACCAAGACGACACGGCAAATCAATTCACACGTTCTGGCACCACGCCATTAGCCTCAGCGTTACCCAAGATATCCCGCTCACGTTCCCGCAAGGTTGGCCCATGAAAATTATCTCGCCCATAAGTAAACCCCAAGTTCACCGACTTCACATGACAGCCGAAACACAGCGCCCCCCTACGAGGAACCACATCAAACGTGAAGGTTCGGCCACAATTCTCACAGATCAAAGTACCCATCACAAATACCGATATCGTTCTAATCTAGCGGATATTCGACCGATTCCGCACATTATAAGAAGAAAGCGGCACCCGTCCCGGCGATTCCTCCGTCATCAAGAACTGTTCCCACCAAATCAAACTGTTCGTAGGGATCGGGGTACCAGCATCATACTCAGGCAACCAAACATATTTCAACATCTGATTGGCGATAGCCAGCGATATCACACGGTCATCGTGTGGGCTGCCAGTCATCCGACCATTATCCTTACGCACATAAGTACGCAACTCCCCAATAGTCATGCTGCACAAAATCTCCAACGATTCTTCACGGATAGCGGCAGCCAACTCGTCAATCATCAACGGCTTAGAAGTGGCGCTAGTGCGCCACCCCAGAATATCTGTCGGCTTCGCCCGAGCCTGAGCCAACCTGCGCTGCTTATAAATATTCTTATAGCCATACCGTTGAATAGCCTTGAGGGTGGTCAAACCGTGGTTATTATTCTCAACGCCCAACAGGGCGTTGTTATAGAAAGAACCCAACTCTGCCAGCAACGCACCAAACAAATCGGGTGCAATATGCCCATGCCAATGAGCGACCACAACACCGCTGTTCGCATCAATCACATGAGCAGAACTATAGTCCCCGTAAGACAAACCTTCAGCAACGTCAGCACCCACAACATACACGCCGTCCTCCACTGGCTCCTCCCACATGCGGAACGGCCCCTCCGACCCTTCTTTCAAACCATGCCACTCGTCGTTGTCGTAAATAAAATCACCGACCGCTGGCTCTGTGGGCTGCATCATTCCCAACACATCCACATCAAACACAGGGTTACCAGACTTGATAAACGCTTCCTCAGGTAACCTAGGGTACTCCTGATGCAACTGCCACAACGGAGTTGTGCGTTGCTTGACTTCGTACCATGATTCGTCACGATCACCAGCAGACCACGGGAAAAACAAACCTTTGAACAAGTTGGTTCCCGTTTGGGAACCAACCCACATCTGATGGAAAAAGTTGCCAGAACCATTCGCCGTACTGAGAGTAATGATTCGTCCACCAACATCAGCAATCGGCTCAATACTAGCCCACGCCTCCTCCGAATTCGGCAAGAACGCCATCTCATCCACAATCACCAAATACACCGACTCACCACGGGCAGGATCATTACTGGACGGCAATGATTCAACAGCCGATTCATTATCAAACACCATCTTCAACTGGTGATCCGTGATCTGAGAAGGGCCACGTTCCTTCATCCACTGCGGTAGCCAACGGTAACCGTACTTGGATTTCTGCAACAGTTTAGCGGCCTCACGCTCCGTCCTAGACAGCATAACAATAAACCTGTCAGACCAAAAAAACACCAGCCAGAAAGCGTATGCCGCCGCCAACGTAGAAAACCCGATCTGACGGGCCTTTAGGACAATGTTGTAACGGTTGGTGTGCCACGCCTCAATAGTTTGCTGTTGGGCTTCCCGCAACTCAAACAGTATCCGGCCCCGTTCCGGGTGCCGGATAAACCAATAGTTCTCACAAAAATAGAAGAACCCTTGGATTTGTTCGTCGGGGCTGTCGCCGCCTTTGCAGGAACGCCATTCACGTTCCAACAACAATTCATTTAGTTCCATAGAATTTTACTGCGGTACAGTATACGGCTTCCGCTTAGACCACTTGGGGGGCAGAACAACCAGCAAATCCAAAGACTTGCCTGCGTTCCGCCACCGTGTCAAACTGTATGTGTCACCACCACTGGAGGTGGCGGTCTTGAACGTCGTAGTGAAAGCCGCCACAGACGACCCACCAACACCCAAACCACCAGCAGTACGCAACGAAGCCTTAGCAGACACAATCGTATGTGTCCCAACACCAGACCCGCTGGCCGTTTCCACGGCGGTACGCAACCCGACCGCAGACTGGGAGCCAACACCAGAACCAGTAGCGGCATCCACAGCGATGCGCAAACCTAGGGCGCTGTCACCAGCCGTAGCACCACCAGACCCAGTAGCAGTCCTAGGGACAGTGACAACACCAACACTGGTGGAGGTTCCGTCGCCAGCACCGCTGGCAGTACGGAACCGCACCTTCAAACTAGTGGTCGAACTGGAACCGACACCACTGCCGCTAGCGGTTTCAGTTTTTACAACCGCACCCTGATAACTAGCAGTAGCCGACCTATAGGTGATGTTTGAATCTGTATAGGCGTTCTGGATTGGGCCGACACCCTCAAACGTAATGTTCGGGGTGTCATACCCATAGGTGTCGTCGTAGATCAACGACATGGTTACTGCTCCTCTACGGGAGCCTCCACAACCTCATGTGCAGGTACGATCCATGTCAGCGTGTCCTCATCAAACCCGATCGCATCAGGAGGTTCGGGTGCGATGAATGCGTTACGGGCTTCGTCGTAGGTGTAGCCGATTCCGGCGTAATTCCCACGAAAAGGGGAACCATTAGCATTATGTTTATTTCCGTAGGTGTTGTAAGATGTTCTCTTGCAGGTAAAACCCTCTAACTCACCGTAATAGGTTTCCCAGTCAGAAATGCCATCGACTGTTTCATCTTCATCTTTGCCCACAATCACCTGAACGACAATGTTGTTTTCGTCAATAAAAGCGTAATGAGCCATTTTCAACTCCAAGTAATAGTGCCTGAGCCTGCGGTTACAGTAAGAACTGTATAATCACCAGAAACATTTGATGATGTAGTTAGTCCAGCGCTCGGAGAAGCAGTTGCTTCTCCGGCTAGCCAACGAAGAACAACAACTCCAGATCCTCCAGCACCGCCAACGCCCCCACCGTTACTACGTCCAGCACCACCGCCGCCGCCGCCAGTATTAGCAGAGCCAGCGCCACCATTTCCGCTGTAGCCACCGTTGTTTCCACCAGCACCGCCGCCGCCGACACCGCCTGCACCACCTGCATTTGGGCCTCCGCCGCCGCCACCACCGCCACGGTACACAGAAGAACCAGTAATAGTAGATGCTGTTCCAGCGCCACCAGCGCCACCAATAAATGTAGGAGAAAGTGACCCAACCGCTCCATTGGCAGATGAACCGCCGCCGCCAGATGCGCAGTCACCACCAGTGTTACCACCACCATTTTTGCCCTGTCGTGCTATACCGCTCCTAGTTGGATCACCCTCACCGGCACCACCATTAGATCCAACCGTTCCGCTTGCGGGCTGATCCCCACCGGTTCCTCCACCGTTGCCACCGCCAATTCCCCAAATGTCGTGGAAATAAGACTGTGATCCTATTGCCTGAGTTGCGCCACCCGCCGCAATTTTGGTGTAAATTGCTGAACCTTTCGGCAAATACAGTACGGGATTCGGACTGCTATCACCGCCAGACTTTTCGCCAGTTCGATTTGACAAATATCCACCAGCACCACCACCACCAGCATTGAACCCAGATCCGCCATTGCCACCGCCACCACCGCCAGCAACAACAACGTATTCAACTGCGAATACTTCTAAAGGTGATCCGCCACCGCGAAAAAAGATAGCGCTGGACGCAGATGTAAAATACAGACTTCCGCCCTCCCACTGTCCAACGTCCAACGAACCAGCAGTATCAACCGTCGCAGTACCCGCAGTAACCGTCGTCGTCCCCGCACCAATGTTATGAATCCACACCGTGTCACCAGCCGCAAACACACCGTTATTCACGGTGATTGTGGTAGCACCAGCGTTATTCATCACGATCCGCTTATTCACATCAGCGGCCACCAACGTGTAACTAGCAGTCTTGGTCTCAACAGGACGGGACTCTAGGTTCGCAACCTTGTAATCCAGACTGGTGGTGACGGCAGAACCGTCAACACCAACCTTGGATTGCAACGCCTCAATCGCATCATTAGCGTCAGCATGCTGGGTGTCATGCGGCGGACTGTCAAGAGTGTCAACAGCAGTTGGATTCGTAAACGAATCCAACCCCGACGGGAAACTAGTTGCCATCAGTTATTCTCC